GTAATCCGGCGGACGTTAGAACGGCATTTGAATTGATGGAGGCTTGGGCATAATGACAGCACCTGTTTTGGCACATAAGAAATTTTGGATCATAAAACCAAGCGCGGGGAGGAATTATATCAAGAATCCGCAGCCGTATACCTCGACCGGTGGATATTCCGCATTCGGCGGAATGATAGCAGTGGATAGCACAAATTCCAGACGCGGTCCCGGCTGTATAAAATGCACACCGAATATAGGCAGTGTGCCAGCCATTGTAAGTTATTCAGGTTTGACCGCTACAAGTGGATTGGCCTACTCGTTCAGCGTAGATGTATTAGGAGTGGCTGGTCAAGCGATGCGAATTTATGTGAATATTGGGGGCGTATCGCAAGGTGCTAAAACTTTTACCGCCACAGGTTATTGGCAGAGAATTAGCTTGTCTTTTATAGCCAATACAACTGGTGCGGTAGTATTGTCATTGCAGCGTGATAGCGTTGCGAGTACTACGCCGTTTTGGACTGACGGATGGCAGTTTGAGCAAGCGGTTAAACCTTCAACTTTCATTTCTGGTGATTTAGGAGAAGGTTATTACTGGGAAGGCTTACGGAGAAACAGCGCTTCTACGCGTATGAATTATGTAAAAACCGGCGGTGAGTTGCTGGACTTGGACGATTACTGCTCGGTTGCAAGCGTAACCGGTTTAGGTCACGGCGATTGGAATCAGATTGTCACGAAAATGACCAGTGGCGGTGATCTGTACCAGAATCATATTCGTAAGTCCAGACAGTTTAGCATTGTGGTGGATTTTATCGGGAACAGTTTGGGCGAAATCGAGGGCAATCGCAAAACGCTGATCGACGCGCTTAGACCTGACCTGTTCGAAGGTGAGATGGTTGTCAGGTATCAAGGCTTCGCGGCTAATGGCGATGAAGCCACTAATCCGGTTGACATTCGCTGCGTGCCATTGCCCGCGACTTTGACTGACACGCCGGACTTACCAACCTATCAGCGCGCGGTGCTGAACTTCGCAATTCCGAGCGGGCTGCTGGACGGAGCGTACGAGGAAGGCACTGAGATGGAGTTGTACGCGGAGTTTCCTGCGGAATTTATCGTCAAGCGCGACCCGCAGGGGAATTGGTGCAAATGGACTGGGAGCGAATACGTCAATCCGTTGGCGGGGGTTTTTGGTATAGTAGAAGATATCAAAGAAGCGCCGAATGGGGATATTTATATTTGTGGAATGTTCTCGAAAGTACAGAATGGTGTGATTGATGTTCCTAACACGCGGGGCATCGCGAGATGGAGTAAAGCCTACCAAAGGTGGGAAGCGGTTGGCGATCCACAAACAGGGGCAACTATAAATGGTATAAGTTGCATGGCTTTTGACGCTAATGGTGATTTGTATGCGGGGGGAAATTTCACTAATCTTGCTGGGATAGCAAATGCGGACTACTTCGCGAAATACACGGTTTCAACTAACACCTGGTCTGCACTTGGGAGTGGGATTAATTACCCAGTTTTAACGGTCGCTATCTCTTCGTCAGGAATCATTTACATCGGGGGCAGTTTTACTACCGCAAGCGGAAACGCTAACTGCAGAAATATTGCTTATTGGAATGGAACAACATGGGCGCCACTTTCAACTGGGCTGGGCGCTCAGGTTTTAGCAATGAAATTCCACCCTAATGGCAATCTGATTGTAGGCGGCGCATTCACGGCGGCAGACGGTGTGAATGGCAGATTTATCTGCTATTGGGATGGAAATACATTCAGATCGTTTTACGATTTAGGCGCTACTGAATTAAATGACTCAGTTACCGCAATTGATATTAATCCTAACGGGACAATCGTTATCGGTGGACTATTTACTAATGCCGGAGGTGATGCCAACGCTGATTATGTAGCGGCATGGCGCGGGAACAACTGGGGCGCATTGATGGCTGGGGGAGTAAACAATTATGTCTATAAAGTTTATTGCGCTAACAATAGCGATATTTATTTGAGTGGCGCTTTTAGTCAAGCTGGAAATTTAACTTTGACAGACCGAATTGTAAAGAGTGTTCAGGGCGCGTACCAGCCGCTTGATATCGATCTACCGGGCACTGCTTATGTACAAGCAATCTGTCTTGCTTCAGACAACTCATTATATTTAGGTGGTGGATTTTCAACTGCCTTGGAAGATCCGGACGAAAACGCAAAAACAGGGGTGGTTGCGCTCAACCTGAACGTGGCATCAGCAAGCGCGAACACTTACCCGTATATGCAGATTCACGGACCCGGCACGCTGAAGTCGATCATCAACTATTCAACCGGCGCGAATGTGAGCTTTGACGGGCTTACGCTTCATACGGGGGAGTGGATCGGGCTGAACTTCGACCCGGTATACCTGAAATTCAGGGGCGGGTGGAATGGCAGGGGCAACCTCTTGCGCTACGTGAACGCGGGCTCGGATTACGGAAATTTCTACCTGAAGCCGGGCGCGAATAACATCTCGCTCTTTATGGACGATACAGACGCGAATACCAGTGCAATGATCATGTGGTCGCCTAAATTTTGGGGGCTGGACGGAGCGCTGCTATGAGATACCAAGTTGACTGGTACGATGATTATGGCACGAAAATAGGTGCCATTCAGGCGTTCACGAGCTTAGAATACGTGAGGGCTGAAAATGCCGTAGGCAGAATGTTATTGACAATCCCGCGCGGGCTTTATAACTACGAGGGCTTTGAAGTCGGTCAGATATTCGAAATCTGGCGCGACAAACACGGCTCACTGGAGCTGCAGAATGAGACGGCTTATTTCCTGCAGGACTGGCAATTCTTCGCTAATGAGGCTGGCGAGGAATACATTCAGCTTCACGCTACCGACGCGAACTGGCTGCTTGACACGGCGATTGTTCACGCAACCGCCGGGAGTGCTAATGCTGAAATGACAGCCAAGCCCGATGACATGATGAAGGCTATTGTTCGGCGGCAGTTAGGGGAAACGGCTGAGGCAGACCGCCAAAAAATAACGGTGGCTGGGGATGTAAGCGCGGGCGGGGCTTCTATCACAAAGGCTTTTGCTTATCGCAATGTCTTGACGGTACTCCAGGAGCTTGCGGATATTGCAAAAGAGAACGGCGTGTACTTGGCTTTTGATGTGGTAAGGACTGCACCGGCTACTTTTCAGTTTAGAACTTATGCTGGGCAGCGTGGTACAAACCATAGCAGAACATCTGGAGACCCGCGCTTGGTAGGCAAGCAGTATGGTAATTTAGCCGAAGCTTCTTTTGGAACTTTTCACTCAGATGAGAGGAATTGGGTTTGTGTGGCTGGACAGGGTGAAGGGGATGCCCGCACGCGCGTTTATCGCTGGAACTATCCGAGAATGGGCGCTTCACGATGGAATCGCAGGGAATATTTTAAGGACAGTCGAGATGATGCTACAACGGCTTTGTTGGAGGCGGATGGTGACGCGGCGCTGAATGAGTTCAGACCGCGCCAGGTACTGACTGGCAGGCTGCACGACACCTACGGGATGATGTACGGCGTGCATTACCAGTTTGGTGATATCTTGACTGCGGAGGCGTTTGGCTACAACGTGGATTGCCATGTTTCAAGCGTAAGCGTGAAAGTAGATCAAAATGGTGGAGAGCAGATTGACGTTAGATTATGGGGCGAGCTATGAGCGATTTTGACGAAAAGATGATGCAGCGATTGAAGCGGCTGGAGCGGGAAGTTGAGCGCTTGCAGAGGTGGGAAAAGCCGATAGTGTTAACCGACCACGGCGGACTGGCAGGACTTGCTGATAACGACCACCCGCAGTACAGGCTTGCATCGTCAATAAGGCTCACATCGTTAGGGGCTTTAGCCGATGACAGCGCAATAAGTGTTACCCCAACGAACGTGAGTGGCGTGTTATTTTTCAGAACATTTGGCGGGGATTCATGGGCGATTGTATTCTATGATGCCACGTCACCAACTGCATATGCTATTTCAGTGTCAGCGGGAAGTAACACAAACGTTACCACAGGAGCTTTGACCGGAACTACTGGAACAGACGGGAGGTTCACCGTATCGGCTCACACTGACGGGAAGATATACTTTGAAAATCGGCGAGGGTCTACTCTTTACCCAGGATACGCGGCAATATGAAATCGCTTAGGAGCACAACATGACATTATCATTCGGCATCGACATGAGTTCTTGGCAGTATAGCGCGGATGGCACGAAGAAGCCCGACTTCGACAAAGTTAATTCAACCTGCGACTTTGTTGCGGTCAGAGCTGGTATCTCGTGGGGGTATACGGATAAATGGTTTAGCTACTCTTGGGGGCATCTTACAGTTCCACGCCTTGCATATCATGTCGTCTATCCGGGCGAGAGCGCTATCCGGCAGATGGAGCACTTTTTGCGCATCGTCAATCCAGGAGAGCACGACCGGCTTGTGCTGGACATGGAACTCGACCACGGATATAGCAAGGCGCGCATCACACAGACACTTTACGAGTGCTTGG